GAAAGCATTAGGATATAGAACATTAGAATTAAACTCATCAGGATTTGGTAATTTAGGCGTAGGAGCTTTCACTTTATCTTTTAACACAACAGCTGCAAGAAATACTGCTGTTGGATATGCTTCACTATATACCAATATAAGTGGAAATAACAACACTTCTGTTGGTATGTTCTCTCAATATCTTGCACAAACAGGTATTGGAAATGTATCTTTAGGATATGGAACATTGCAAACTAATGTAATTGGTAATTTTAATACAGCATTAGGATATAGAGTCTTATTAAATAACAAGGCAGATAAAAACACTGCAATTGGAGCTGAAACTATGTTTATCAATCAAACAGGTATATTTAATACTGTTGTTGGTCAGGAAGCATTGAGAGCAAGTGTTGCAGGAAGCTATAACTCTATTGTTGGTAATTTTTCATTATTAAATGCTGAGGCAAGTTATGTATCAGCTTTGGGTAGAGATGCCGGAAGATTTTCTTCAGCAGGAAACTTACTCACAGCAAGTGAAAGTATATTCATAGGATTCAACTCAAAATCACTAAACACATCTTCAATAAATGAAATTGTGATTGGTGCAAATGCTGTTGGAGAAGGAGACAATACCGTTACTATAGGTCATACTACAATTACATCTACTCGACTAAGAGGTGCTGTAAAAGGTGGTTCGTTTGTAAAAGATGCAGGAACAGGATTGCAATTTTTAATGGCAGATGGTTCCGTAACTGTATCTCCTCTTACAACTAAGGGGGATTTATATACTTTTGATACAGCTCCTGCAAGATTACCGGTTGGATTAGACACTCAAGTTCTTTTAGCGGATAGCACGACACCAACAGGTTTGAAGTGGGGTACAAATACCGCAGCTACACCTTTAGGATATTATGGAGCATTCTCTGATGTAACAGACCAATTAGCGACTGTTATAAATACAGGTTATCCAATGTTATTAGGTATAACTGATTTGTCTAACGGTGTTACTGTTGTTAGTAACTCAAGAATTACAATAGCAAATACAGGAATATATAATATTCAATGGTCTGCTCAATTTAGAAATCCAACAGCAAACGAACACGATGTTACAATATGGCTTAGAAAGAATGGCGTGGATGTGCCCGGCTCATCGGGAATAGTATTAGTTCCTAAAAAACACGGAAGTTTTGATGGGCATAATCTTCCTTCTTGGAATTTTCTTTTAGATGCAATAGCAGGAGATTATTATGAATTTGTATGGAGCACACAAGATGTAGCAGTTTTTATTTCATTTGAGTCTCCAATACCACCTGCTCCATCAACTGCTTCTGTAGTATTGACAGTTACTCAGCAAAGTGGTATTATGGCAGGCACAGGAGTTACAAATGTAAGTGCTGTGATGACTAATCCAAGTCAGACTGTAGTTGTAACAAATCCTACTACAATACCTCAGATTACTATTGATGACACCAACTTTATGTACAATAAGTTTATGGTTAATCAGTATGGGTATATGCTTCCTAAAGATACAAGTATTACTTTTGATACACTAAGAGTTGGAGGAACTCTTCTTACTACAGGTACAGTTACTGCATTAGCTGAGAACCCAATGGGAATACAATTCACTACAGCAACAGCAGTTAGCTCTGTAACAGGTTTCTTTGGAACTAACTTTGGTAGCACAGCTTTTTTTGGGGCAAATTTTGATTTTGATTTTTCATATAGATTTAGATTTGGAACAAATAATGCTGCTCAAAGATTTTTTGCAGGACTTTCACAGATGTATGCTACAGCAACTCCAACAAACATAGAGCCTACAGCTATGATAAACAGTATAGGAGTAGCTAAATTGCAAGGAAGTGCTAATTTATTCTTTATATGGAACGATGCTACAGGTACTGCATCATCTCTTGATTTAGGCTCAGGTTTCTTAGGAACAGACACTGCGAGTACATACAGAATAAGAATTTGGAAAACATCAGGTATTCCTGCAATAAATATTCAATTAACAAAAGTTGTAAACTCAACAGGTGTTACTACCACTACGAGTGTTCTGACTATAACCTCAGATTATAATACAGGAGTGAATCATCACGCTGCAATATGGATGGGGAATAATACTGCCGCAACAGGTGCGGTATCATTTAAAAATTACGGATGCGAATTATCGAAACGTAATATTATAAATGCATAAATTAAATTTAATCAAATGGATATAAGAAAAATATCAATCGGACCTGACTATAAGAGTGGTGCAATGCACTACATAATAGGTCAAAAAATTCTCGGAGATTCAAACGAGATTCATCATATTAAACGACAAGCGGAAACGGGAAACGTATTAATTTATATTATTAATAAAAAAGAAGAGGTAGTTCTGTGGAAAGAGTTTACCTTTGCTATTCCAATTTCAATCGAATTTAATATAGACTTTTAATGAAATCTCCATTTTACTTCATAGTTAAGCCTATGAATGGAAAGCGGTATGACAACACAAAAGACATAGGAGTATCTGACTTTATTGTTAGTACTTCAGAAGAGGACCATAAATTCTCAAACAGATATGCTAAAGTTGTCGAGCTTCCAATAGGCTATTCCGGTCCTATAACAATAGGAGACACCCTTCTTGTGCATCACAATGCGTTTAAGTTTTACAACGATATGAAGGGTCGTCAAAAAAGCGGCAAGAGTTTCTTCAAAGATGATTTATTCTTTATAGAGACAGACCAATTCTTTTTATACAAGAAAGATTCTACTTGGAATGCTTATGATAAGTATTGTTTTGTTAGACCAATCGCAGCTACAGATTATTTCATAGAAAAATTTTGTGTTGAAGAACCTTTAATGGGGCAGATGGTATATCCAAACGAGTATCTTTTAAGCAAAGGAATAAAACAAGGCGATTATGTTTGTTTTTCCCCCGATAGTGAATATGAATTTACTGTTGAAGGAGAGAAGCTATATCGTATGTATGACCACCAAATAACAATTAAGCTATGATAAATATTGTAGATGATTTTTTAGGGCAAGGAGTCTATGATTCTGTTTATAAACTTTTATCAAATAATGAATTTCAAGAAATTGAATTAGGAGATAAAAAGTTTTGGGTTCAATATAGCAATGAAGAATTTGATAAATATATTGTTGAAAAACTAAGTGTTATAGATGGAGTACAACGTGAATGTTTGTTAGGTTTCTTTAGAGTTGCAACTGAGGAGTTCGATACTGATTGGAGAATACACGCAGACTCAAAAGTAGGCGATATTAGACCTGAAAGAGCACTCGTGCTATATATATCTCCATCGACAAAAGAAGGACTCCACGGAACCGCTTTTTGGAGACATAGGAATGTTGGATATGAAATGCCTTTAGATGTTTCAAACGAAGAAGCTGATAGGTTTCTTTCGGAAGAGGCAAATAACTTGGATAATTGGGATTTGCATTCTGTAGTAGGATATAGACCTAATCGTGCTCTTATGTACCCTTCTAATTACTTTCATAGTAAATATCCAAACACAGGTTGGAAAGAGGGGCGAATGGTGTATGTAATGTTTTATAGATAACGATATGACAGCTAAAGAAACAAAATTAAAAATTATTGCTGCCGGTCATAAAGCAGTATTAGAACTTATAAAAGTAGCCGAAGAATCTATCTTGAATCCTGATATGGAAGGAGATGACTTAGCTGCTGACAAGTTAAAGAACGCAGCGGCTACAAAAAAATTGGCTATATTTGATGCATTCGAGATTCTTAGCAGAATAGAAGCTGAAAAAGAAAGTCTTGATATTGCCGAAAACGGAGGAAGTAAAACTGATACAAAACAAGGGTTTGCAGAAAGAAGGTCTAAATAGTTTATACAATGTAGTTAAAGATTACATACCTGCCCATTCTATTACTAAAAAGAATGGCAATAAGTCTTGGCTATATGGCTATAATGACCAATATGATGTCATAGTAATTTCCAAAACAGGGCAGATAGGAGAAATTGTAAATATAGCAGGACTTCATATTGCACTACCACCTGCTCCAAAAAAGTGTCTTCAAAGACACGCTTCAAACTCTGAACAATATTGGGAAAGAGAACCACTTCCAAAACAACTTTCAAGAATACAATCAATATTCCAATGGAATGAAATGCCATCTGATTTTAAAAATAGATGGGTTGATTATATTGAGAATGAATTTGATTGCAGAGAGAACGGGGTATGGTTTATGAATAATGGAATCCCTACTTATATAACGGGTTCTCATTATATGTACCTTCAGTGGTCAAGCATTGACATTGGTTATCCCGACTTTCGTGAAGCAAATAGAATCTATTGGATTTTTTGGGAAGCCTGTAGGGCGGACTCAAGAAGTTTCGGTATGATATACTTGAAAATCAGGCGTTCAGGATTCTCATTTATGTCTTCATCTGAATGTGTAAACGTAGGAACACTTGCTCGTGATGCAAGGATTGGAATCTTATCAAAAACGGGTTCCGATGCTAAGAAAATGTTTACTGACAAAGTAGTTCCTATAAATAGCAGACTTCCATTTTTCTTCAAGCCAATTATGGATGGTATGGATAAGCCAAAGACAGAATTAGCTTTCCGTGTACCGGCATCTAAGATTACAAAGAAAAATATGTACGACACTGAAAATGAAATCATAGAGGGGTTAGATACATCAATAGATTGGAAGAATACAGAAGACAACTCTTATGATGGGGAGAAACTATTATTCTTGGCTCACGATGAGTCAGGTAAATGGACCAAGCCAAACAATATCAAAGAGAATTGGCGAGTAACAAAAACCTGTTTAAGATTGGGTTCTAAAATCATTGGTAAGTGTATGATGGGGTCAACCTCAAATGCATTATCAAAAGGAGGTCAGAACTACAAAGATATGTTTGAGGATTCAGATGTAAAACATCGTAATGCTAACGGACAAACTAAAAGCGGATTGTACTCTTTGTTTATTCCAATGGAATGGAATATGGAAGGATTTATAGATAGATATGGTATGCCTGTTTTTCATAAACCTGAAGAACCTATTTTAGGGGTTGATGGTATGATGATAAAAAATGGAGCAATAAACTATTGGGAAGCTGAAGTTGATTCGCTTAAAAGCGATGCTGATGCACTAAATGAGTTCTATCGTCAGTTTCCACGAACTGAGTCTCACGCATTTAGAGATGAGAGTAAACAATCTTTATTTAACCTTACAAAAATATACCAACAGATAGACTATAACGACAGTCTTATAAAAGAACACTTTACAACAAGAGGTACTCTTCATTGGAGAGATGGAATAAAAGATACTCAGGTTGTTTTTACTCCTGACCCAAGGGGTAGATTCTTAGTTAGTTGGACCCCGGCAAAACATTTGCAAAACAATATTCATTTACGAAATGGAATGAAGCATCCCGGAAATGAGCACATTGGTTCGTTTGGATGCGATAGCTATGATATATCAGCAGTAGTAGGAGGTAGAGGTTCAAATGGTTCTCTACACGGTCTTACTAAGTTCAATATGGATGATGCTCCTTCAAATGAGTTTTTCTTAGAGTATATAGCAAGACCTCAGACCGCAGAGATATTCTTTGAAGAAGTTCTTATGGCTTGCGTTTTTTATGGTATGCCAATCCTTATAGAGAACAATAAACCTCGATTGCTTTATCATTTCAAAAACAGAGGCTATAGACACTACTGTCTAAATAGACCTGACAAGCAATATAATAAATTAACTAAAACTGAACGTGAACTTGGAGGAATACCAAACTCATCCGAAGATGTAAAACAGTCTCACGCATCTGCAATTGAATCTTACATAGAGAAATATGTTGGAATAGATTTTACAGGAGATTATAGAGATGGAGGAGATATGGGTACTATGCCTTTTACACGTACATTAGAGGATTGGGCGAAATTTGATATAAACGATAGAACTAAATTTGATGCATCTATTAGCTCGGGATTGGCTATTATGGCTAACCAAAAGCATTTATATATGCCGGAGAAAAAAGATTCAAAAATAAGTATTAACTTCGCAAGGTATTCTAATGAAGGTTCAACAAGTCAATTAATCAAATGAAAAACGTAACAATAGATATTACATCGTCAGCTTTTCCAAGTCAGTTAGCTACTGATGCAGAAAAAGCAACTGAACAATTTGGGCTTCAAGTTGGTCAAGCAATTCAATATGAGTGGTTCCGCAAAGATGGAAATAATTGCAGATATTATGGTCAATGGAGAGAATTTCATAGGCTGAGACTATATGCAAGAGGAGAACAAGGAGTTGGTAAATATAAAAACGAATTAGCTATTGATGGCGATTTATCGTATTTAAACTTAGATTGGACTCCGGTTCCTATTATACCAAAGTTTGTTGACATCGTAGTTAATGGGATGTCTGAACGATTGTTTAAAGTTAAGGCATACGCACAAGATGCTATGTCTCAAGCTAAGAGAAACAAATATCAGGAGATGATGGAGTCTCAAATGGCAGGTAAAGAAATCTTAACAAAGATTAAAGACCTATCAGGAGTTGACCCTTTTGTTATGGACCCTGAAGAGTTACCAAACACTGATGAAGAGTTGGCATTGTATATGCAATTAAATTACAAGCCGGCTATTGAAATAGCTGAAGAAGAGGCTCTAAATACAATGTTTGATGTCAATCATTACGATGATATTCGTAAGAGGCTTGACTATGATGCTACCGTACTTGGTATATCTATCGCTAAGCACGAATTTCTTCAAGGAGCAGGGGTAAAAATATCTTATGTTGACCCTGCAAATATGGTTTATAGTTATACCGAAGACCCTTATTTTAGAGATTGTTTCTATTGGGGAGAAATTAAAACTATGGCAATAACTGAGTTAATGAAAATTGACCAAAGTCTTACCAAAGAAGATTTACAAGAAATAACACAATACAGCCAAGGATGGTATGATTATTTCAATGTAGCTCAGTTTTATGAGAATAGTGTATTCTCAAGAGATACGTGTACGTTGATGTATTTCAATTATAAAACTACTAAGAAAATAGTTTATAAAAAGAAGATACTTGATAATGGTGGCTCAAGAGTTATTGAAAAAGATGATACCTTCAATCCTCCAACAGAAATGATGGAAGAAGGTAATTTTGAAAAGATAGAAAAAACTATTGATGTGTGGTATGAGGGGATTATGGTAATGGGTACTAATATTCTTCTACAATGGAAAATGTCAGAGAATATGGTTAGACCAAAGTCTGCATCTCAACACGCATTACCAAACTACATAGCTTGTGCTCCAAGAATGTACAAAGGAGCTATAGAGTCTTTAGTTCGTAGAATGATACCTTTTGCAGACCTTATCCAAATTACGCATTTAAAATTGCAACAAGTAATTAACCGAGTTGTACCTGATGGTGTATTCATTGATGCCGATGGTCTTAATGAAGTTGATTTAGGTAATGGTGCAGCTTATAATCCTGAAGATGCTTTGAGGTTATACTTCCAAACAGGTTCTGTTGTAGGTAGAAGTTTTACTCAAGATGGAGATTTTAATAATGCTAAAGTTCCTATTACTCAGTTAAATTCAAATGCAGGAACAGGCAAGACTCAGATGCTTATTACTAATTATAATCACTATATGGATATGATTAGAACGGTAACAGGTCTTAATGAAGCGAGAGATGGCTCTACTCCTGACCCTAATTCATTAGTTGGTTTGCAGAAGTTAGCAGCTCTGAACTCAAATACAGCTACTCGACACATACTTGATGGTGGATTATATATTTTCCGTTCAATGTCAGAAGCATTGACTTATAGAATTGCAGATATTTTAGAATATTCTGATTTCAAAGATGAGTTTATTAATCAGATAGGTAGATACAATGTATCTATATTAGGAGACATCGCAGACCTTTATATTTATGATTTTGGTATTTTTATTGAAGTTGCACCTGATGAAGAACAAAAAGCACAACTTGAAGCTAATATCAATATGGCATTATCTAAAGGAGATATTAATCTTGAAGATGCTATTGATATACGTGAGCTTAAAAACATTAAACTTGCAAATCAACTATTGAAACAAAAAAGAGTTAAGAAGCAAGATAGAGAAGAGAAGTTGGATATGCAGAAACAAGCTATGATTTCTCAACAGCAAATGCAAGCTCAGCAATTAGCCGCACAAACATCTATGCAGAATATGCAAGGTCAATTGCAAATGAAAATGCAATTAAAACAAATGGAGACTGAGTATAATATCAAGACTATGCAAGTAGAGGCTGAACTAAAATCTCATTTAATGGCTGAAGAGTTTAATTACAATTTAGAGTTAAATAATATGGAGGTTGGAAAAATATCTCAAAGAGACCAATTAAAAGAAGAGGCTAAAGATAAGCGTGTTAGCCTTCAAAATACTCAACAGTCTAAGCTCATAAATCAAAGAAAAAATAACTTGCCTCCATTAGATTTTGAATCCAATGAGGATAGCTTAGATGGTTTTGATTTAGGAGAATTTGAGCCTCGTTAAAATATCAAAAAAATTGTATAGCTTTGTAAAAAATTAAATCAAATTAAAATCAAATCAAATGGAAATGAAAGTAAGATTATTAGATGGTATAGAAGAGAAGGGAACTGCTCAAGTTGAACAAGAATTACTTGAGAAACACGAACAAGAAATCTTAGGGGAGTCAAGTTCGGGTAAATTTGAAGGAATAGCTCGTATTGCTGATGAAGTAATTGAGCCTACAGGTGGAGAGCCTGATGAATTATCAGAAGAACAAGTTCTTTCATATATTGGAAAAAGATACAATAAGCAGATTAATTCATTAGATGAATTAACAGCACAAAGAGAAGAAGCTGAGGCTTTACCTGAAGATGTTGCTGCTTATATGAAATACAAAAAGGAAACAGGAAGAGGTTTTGATGATTTTTTAAGTCTTAGAAAAGATTTTGACTCAATGGAACCTGAAAGTTTACTTAGAAATTATTTATCAGCAACTCAAGAAGGACTTGATGCTGATGATATTGATTCTTTGATGGATGATTATCGTTATGATGAAGATATTGATGACGAATCGCAAATTAAAAGAATTAAAATATCAACAAAAAAGGCAATTGCCGAAGCTAAAAAGTTTTTTAATAATCAAAAAGAACAGTATAAAATGCCACTTGAGTCAAGTGCTGCGTTTGTTTCTGATGAAGAAAAAGAAATTTACGAAAGCTACCTC